GACTGACATGCAATGAAGCATCATCCTGGGCCGCCATGGCGGATGGACAACGTCAGTGACGTGGAAAACAGGGAGAATATGGAGGCACGTTCCGGAGTCGAACCGGACTAAACGGATTTGCAATCCCTCGCCAGAGGCTCGGGTAGGCTCATTTCATTCGCCTAATCCGCTGGAAGCCGCTTTGGGCCTCGCGCCGTTGGGTCCGCACTATACGGAGCAGGTGCTTGATGGTCAAGCCTTTTTGGCATCTTCTTCATGTGTGACGTCACGTGTGTCACACGGTTTGGCACGTTGGATTCCTTCCAAAACGTCCCGCGCTTGCATTAGGTCTTCTAATCGAAGGTGAGCATAGCGCATTGTCATTGCGATGGACTTATGGCCCATCCAGTCCTTCACTACTCGCAGGTCTACGCCGTTCTGTACGAGCCTTGAGGCGCATGTGTGGCGGAGTATGTGCGGGACCATGTGCATGTCTTGAGACAGCCCCATTGCTGACCTCAGACGGTTCCATTGGTGGTTGAACTTAGGTTGTGTCAGGTGCTTCCATCCGAATGCAGAGGCAAGCGCCCTGTCCGTCAACGGGATGGTCCTGTTGGTCCCGTTCTTGGTGTCCGCAAAGACCACCGACTTGAATTGCTTGTTGACGTCGCAAGGTTTCAGCTTGAGGGCTTCACCCACACGACAGCCGGTATCCAGTAGGAAGATGATCAGGTGGTACGTCCCTATGTATTCGTGCTCTTGTGCAAGCTGTAGGAGCGTCTGTTCCTCTTCCTGTGACAAGAACCTGACCCGACCATTGCGCTCCCTCACTTGCTTCACAGCAGGCTTTGTCTTGATGATCCCCTGCTCGATGGCTGTTGATAGGAGCTTTGTGATACTCGCCAGCTTCCTGTTGATTGTCGCGTCGGTGTTCCCCTTGGCTCGATAATGGTCCATCATCATTTCCAAGTCCCTCGCTTGGAGTAGGTGGACTGACTTGTTAGCCCATCCCATGTCAGTCAAGACGATTTCCGCCCTTCTGACCAAGCCCCGCCCGTCCTTGCAGTGCCTCCAATCCCTGTTCCATGTCCTCCTGACCAACTCCACCATCGTCACCTCGGCGTCCGTCCCTTGGTTCAGCAAGCGGGCCTCTAGCTCTACCGCCGCCTCTTCGGTAGGAACGGAGCGGCGTATTCGCTTCCCTCCTACCTCGACGTCTACCTGCCAGCTATTTCCTCGCTGTCGTATCATTGCATTAGCTCCTTGATTTTATCGCGCAGCTCCACGCCCTTGGGTGTCAGGTAGGCTCCCTTGTGGCGGTAGTCCATCGGGTCTACGCGAAGCTCTATAAGGCCCATGCCTTCCTTCTCAGGGCCTAGACGTGGAGACAGCAGACGCATGTTCCGGCTGCACGTACTTTTCGGCATGTTGATGCGCTGTGCCACCTCCATTTGTGTGATCCCTTCCTCAGCCATAACGGTCAGTAGGCAGTGGATCGCTGTCGCTGGGAAATCTACGTGAACGTCACGCAGGAGCGACATAATCCGAGAGATTTTGAGTAGTTCGGTTGTTGCGGCCATTTGGGTGCCTCCTTAGTCCGATGAACTTCATTCCGAAGGCCAGGATAACGACTTCAATTCCTGACCGTATTATTTCGCTGGCTTCTTCCTTGGAACCCACTTCCTCAAGTACCCACACCACCACGTTCGGTAAGGCTTCATAGTTGAGGATGTCTCTAACATCCACCGCTGGAAGAACAAGAGATTCCACTAACTGGGTTGCGTCGATTAGAGCCATTTTGTGTCCTTGATTATTGCTATGATAAATGAGCGGAACCCGATTCGTCAAGCACCAGACAAGTGAGTCCGTGCCACAAGTAGTTTCGACACCTCGAAGAGAAGCCCCGCCTTCGTCTTCTCCCCTCCCCTGTGCAGAGCGAGCGCGGTCCTTGCGTAGTGCCGTGCGAGTGCCATTAGGTGCTTATTCGTCACTGCTAAATGCCTCCAAAATGTTAGTCAGGCTCGTTTTCGATTCATTGATCCAGATCAAACCTTGATCGCTATTTCAGGGCCTTGTTATACCGCTCGTGGCTCATTAGTTCCCACCGTGTTCCCTTCCGGCACAGCAGGCGGTAAGACCTGCCGACATCCAGCGTTAGGACATTCCGGTCATAGTTGGCGCGTCGTGGTTTTACCTCACCTCGCCGCCACTTACTGAAGACCTGAATGGCCGCCTCAGCGACCGGCTTGGGGATTTTCTTGGGGATCACCAGTCCCATTCCTTCCTCCTGTTTTCGCGCTGTTGATAGGTGCTTCCTCCAGATGGCCCCCGCAGAGGCCACCTAGTTGGCTCACTCGCTCGCCACTTTGGAGGCGGCAAGGTAGGCGGCCCGTACCTCTTTCGCCCAGTCGTAGGAGCAGAACTTGATGATCAGCTCGCGTGTCCACTCCCTGACCCGATTAGGCGACGGCATCCCGCATTCCAGCAGCACCCCGCGAATCCTCACGGCGACCTCTTCTGTCACCTCGTAGGCGAACACTCCCGGCCATCCCTCGTCGATGGTGTCCAGCGCCTCACTCAGCAGGTTCTCTTCCTCGGTCACGATGGTGGCCCACTCTCCAATCTGCTCGTACAGCTCCACGCATCCCTCGCCCCATGCCTCTAACAGGGCGTCGTCGATCTTGATGGCAGTGGCGAGTGCGGCAGCGTTGACGAGTGCGATGTTTGTGATGTGCATTTCGTTATCTCCGATTGTTGATAGGCGGTTACGCTAGGGCGATGAACAGGAGGGCCAGTGCGGCCCCCGCTAGGTTGAACACGACGGCAGGCATTAGGCCGCCTCCACGCAGTAGGCCGGAGAGGTTTCCCATAGTTCGGCAAACGCCTTGATCTCTTCGTACTCTTCGATCCCTTCTTCGTCGCAGGTCCGGTCTACCCATTCTTCCAGAGCCGCCACGGCGTCGTATTCGTCGTCAGCCCACACGGCCAGCACTTGGGCGATGGTGTTACTGACTGGTGAGGTGAAGAGGTAGAGGTTGTTCCAGCCGGTGCCCGCTTGGATCATGTCGGTCACTTGCACCTCCCGATCCCAGCACATCAGGCTTGATACCTCGCCGCCAAGGGTCGCAGCGTTCCACCGGAACAGGTCCCACACGTCGTCGGTGTCTACGTCAATCGCGCTGTCCTTCGTTGCGGCTACCTCGCGTACCTCGTCGGCCCAGTCGATTTCCCAGCGGTCAATCCGCCAAGTGTGTAAGGCCAGGGCTTCAGGGATCTCACCCCGCAGGATGGCGTTCAGCTCAAACTTGTCGCTCGCCACGTCTTGCATGGAGGCCAGCAGGTCAGCGTGGATTCTGGTTGTCTTGATCATCTTGGTGTCTCCTGTTTTGCTTGATTGAATCTGACAGATGGCCCCACTTGTGAGACCATCTAGCCGAGCCAATCCCTTACCAGTTGCGGTCGAAGTAGTGGCCGTCCTCTTCTTGGAAGTCGAACATCAGGTCACGCGCCACGGCCTGCCAGTCGATGTAGTTGCGGGCGAACTCCGGCATCTCGCTTAGGTATCCGCAGTTTTCCCAGAGGTCCTCTGCGAAGTCCTCGTCGCTGTCGAAGTCCCCACGGTATGCGTCCCACACCTTGTCAGCAGGGATACCCAGAGACAGGCCCGCTTTGAACGCTTCCAGCTCCATCCCGCTTTCTTCCAGTGCCTCCAGCGCCGTGATGTATTCGTCGCAGTTGAAGTAGCCCCAGCCGTTGGAGTAGTCGCAGAACTCCCCGACCAGCCCGCCGTCGTCGTCCACCACTTCCCAGTCTTGGTTGTTGATGAACTCCAGCTCGTCCTCTTCCAGCCCAGCGTATTGCTCCAGCCATTCGCTCAGGCTCCCAGCGTCTGCCACGTCTTCAGCGTTGATCCAGACCCACCATCCGTTACCCAGAGCACACCAGCGGACACAGATTGATTCATCAGTGGTGTGGTTAGCAGCAGCTTCGATGGCAGCACGGATTTCAGCGATAGTTCTCATGGTGTTTTCTCCTCGGTTGAGTTGATAGGTGCATTCTCGTTAGATGGCCCCACTTGTGAGACCATCCGGCCAGACTACTCCTATGCAGCGTTGCACTGTACGTGCCTCAGTAGCCCATTCTTCATGTCCTCGTAGTAGTCCTCGCGGTACTCGGTGAAGAAGTCCTCGATCCTTGCGTATGCGCAGGCCCCGAGGTAGTCGCAGGCTAGGCATTCACCGGCTCGCCAGATAGACACCTCAGCGACGAACCACTGGTAGTCTGCAATCGGCTCGTATTCCTCAGCAGTCCACCCGCATTCCTCTCTGAAGTAATACTCCATGTCCTCATACATTTGAGTCGCCTCGAAGCAGATCACGTAGTCACCCACGACTTCTACTGGCACTCGTTCGTTCATGTTCATGTCGTTTCCTCCTAGTTGATTAACTTCAGTCGATGGCCCCACTAGGCTAACAAGTGAGACCATCTGATTAAGCTAATCGCTAGTCATTTCCCAGATTGTTAAAGAGCAGGTGACTTGACTCTCGTCTCGTCTTGGCATGTCGCCGTTTCATGGTGCCCATCTTAATCGGCTCACTTGTGGTTGTCAACTCGTTTTTGATTCGGTCTCGTTTGTGAGTTCCATAGGCCATTTGAACGACAGGACTGTAAGCCAGCTACCCTGCCCAGCAACCATCATAGGTAACTCGGTAAGTGAATCGGTGAGTTGTACCGTGTGAGCCAGATTGTTAAAGAGCAACCCGATTCGGTGTGTACCGTTTCGTTGAGTGCATAGTCCCACATGTGAGACTGACTGTCAAACACTTTTTGAGATTGTCTCACAAATGGGATTGAGGTATCTTAGAGGCAACCAATAGGACAGGGAAAACAAACAGGGGAGGCACAGAGAGGAACACAGAGAGGAACACAGAGAGGAACACAGAGAAGGAAAGCAAACAGGGAGAGCACAGAGAAGGACGCAGGGAAGGACAAGGAGAGGACGCAGGGACAGACGCAGGGACAGACGCAGGGAAAACAAACAGGGGCACCCAGACAGACTGAAGCACACCAAAGACGTGCCACAAGGACGACACAGGGTCTCCCCTCCCCTAGTTCACAGGGTCAAGCCCAGAGAATCGAGAGGCTAACGGATGTCTAATCCCTTTGGAGTCGTTAAGAATCAAACAGTTACGAGAGGTTGTGCCAGTCACAGTGACAAACGAGGGGGCACCATCTGATTTCTGACGGGAAGATTGATGGGGTACGGGGGGGAAGCCGGAGGCTGTTGCATCCTGAAGAGTGGACTCACAGTTTTTCCCAAATTTACCAAGGGTCCTCACAGCGTCCCCCAGGGTCTCACCAGCAGCGATCTACCTTGTGGACCACATGTGTCTCAGGGTCAGTCACGACGATGGTCAACGGGTGATCCAATGTGCCCACAGGCTTGTCCCTACAGAACTGCTGGGCCTCCTTGGCGACAATGGCGATGGCGAACTTGGTCAATGGGATGGACTTAGGGAAGGGCCTTGTGTAGGCATACGTAACGAAGTCTTCGGATTCCCCCCTATGGTACGCAGGTTCAGCGTAGTAAGCATCGACAGCTTGAGCAGCAGAGGCCATCAGTAACCCAAGGGCAGCCACTACTTTGATCATTACTTCAATCCTCCTTCTAGTTGAATCTCACGGGCACACCGTTACACACAGCGACCTTCCCTTCGTAGACTCTGACTCTCTTCACAGCGGCAGGAGTCTGGTAGGGACTGGCATGATCATCATGGTACAGGGAGACCCCATAAGTACCGTCAGGGAGTTTCTTAAAGGCATGGAGCAGAAGGCTATCCACCCTCTTGTAGGTCCTTGTCCTGATCCTCGTTGAGGGATCTACCGGTCGTCCATTGACCCCAAGCTCCTGTATGTAGGCAATACACATAGTAGATGGTGTCCTATGACTTCTCAGTGAAACGGTAGAGAAATCATAAGGTAACATCCACATGAAATCTAGGGGGTTGCTATTGACGAGCCTCGAAGCATGAGAGGTGAGTCAATAGAGGGGATGATCTTTACTGGTATCAATCTCCAATAGTTAAAAAAGGGGACCTCCAAGCGTTAACTTAGAGATCCCCAGAGGAAGCAACCATGACCATCAGGAAGGAGAGACTAGGCGACACTAGGACTGTCTTATAGAAGTCTTTTAGTTGGATCGTTTAGTCCCCCCTTCTATGGTCAGGGAAAAGTCCAGTTACCAATTCAACCAGGACTGGGGACGAGCAGGGTCCGCATAGCCCATCCCAGAGAACCACTCGTTCAGCTCCTTCTCCATCGCCTTAGTCAAGCGGTCACGCTCGGTCCTCTCAGCGTCCACCGCCATGTGCTCCACCCAGTAGTGAACCATGATCGCAATGGCGTCCAGGCGGTCGTCATGCTTCAGGGCTCCACGCTCATAGGTGATGCGGGACAGTTGGTGGAACAGGGAGTAGGAGAGGTCCTGGGTCGTGGACTCGTAGTCGTAGTTGACCACGCTCGGGTCGAGGATCAGCCGGTGTTGCTGGAGGACAGGCTCAAGGGTGTCGATGATGCGACGCTCCTTCTGGCCGGTCGCTCGGAACTCTGTGACCGTGCAGGGGTATGTCTTGGTCAGGTAGGGTTCCAGCAGCTTCACGAACATACCGTCACCGAAGTTTGACTCGACGATGATCTCGTTGACCCCGTGCTTCTTGGCGACCTTCGCTAGGCCCTCCAGCACAGTGTCGGAGTAACCATCGCGGAAGCCACCGATCTCGGGGACGAAGATGTTGCCGTTGAGTATGTAGCCCACAGCGAAGGTCGTCTCGTCCTTACCACGGCCTGACGGGTCCACCGCCATGACCTTGCCGGTGTACGGAAGGACTTCTGGGGAGAACGCCATCGGGGCATAGAAGTAGTCACCGGAGAGACCCACAGCGGGCAACTCCAGGCGCTTCTCCTTGTCCTGACAGTGGGTGTACCAGGCAGGGGCACGTTCCAGGTTGACGGAGTGGACGATGAAGTCAGACAGCTTGAGCGGGTACTTGTCGGCGTCAGACAGGCTAGTGTCCAGCATGAACTGGAGGGCATAGCCAGCCTTACCATACGACAGCTTACGCTCCAGCAGGTCTTCCAGCTCGAAGCGCCGTGGGTCAGTAGGTGTGCCAGGAGGCAGCCTACGGGCCATGTCCACGATCATCGGAGCGAGATAGCCCTTGTACTTACCACAGTCCTCGGGTATCTCAGCGGGCCATACACGGGGCACATAGCCACGCTCAGGCAACTGGTTGTAGATGGACATTTCGGTCTGGGGAGTGCCCAGGTAGATGATGCGGGAAGTGTCCAGCGGCTTGAGCACCGCATCGAACTCCTTCACCAGCTCCAGCAGCTTGTCACGGGCTGCCTGGGTCGCAGAGTTGCCCATGACCTCAATGTCGTCCGCGACGATGATGTCGGCACGGCTACCGGTCAACTGGCCGGTGATACCTACGGATTTCATTGAGGGGGATTGGTCGGTTTTGGCAGGCCCCACGTCGAACGCAATGAGTGTGTCTCGTTGGTTCTTAGCGGCCTTCAGGTGTGCCAGGAACGGCACTTCAGCAATGAGTCGTTTAACGAACTGGGAGAATGCGTCTGCTCGTTCTTTGGATGCAGACACCACCATAATCTTGACGTCAGGGTCCCTGTAGAGAAGCCACAGGCACAGTGCAGCGGTAACGAAGGATTTGCCCACCCCACGGAAAGCCTCAATGATTGTTCGCTTTGGTCCGTGTTGGAGGAAGTGGGCAATGTCGTACTGGACAGGCGTGGGCTCAGGAAGGTTAAGGTGCTTCCAAATGAGGTACAGGAACGCCCTGAAGTCTTCCTTCAGGACATTCGCTTTCATTGATAAGTTTGGATCTCCGAGAAGTCAGGTAGAGAGTTCACCAGCTTGTCGAAGCCGGAGGTGTCGGCTCCTTGGGCCAGCATGATGTTGTTGTGCTTGAGTAGGTTCAGGGCAACCTGGAGGTGTGCAGGCTTGCGCACTTCAGGGTCCTTCAGGCACTCGGTAGTCACGTCGATCAACTCTTCGTGGAGTGCTACCAGCTTGTCATGGAGGGCTTGGGACTTACTCGTCACGACGCCACCCCCGATTCTTCTTCTGGGACTGGACCCGCAGGTTTGCCCGTGAGTTGTTCATGGGGTTCCGGTCCTTGTGGTCTACGTCCTTGCCATCCCCCTTCTTCACGATGCCTAGCTTCTCAAGGCGACGGCGGGCCTTCACGCGACCCGCACGACGTTTGATTTGCTCAGGCTTCCCGTGGTATTCCCGATACTCCTTCTTGTAGTCTCGTTTACGTTCAGCCATGCGCACCCCTTACAGCTCGATGCCAGCCTTCTTCAGGCCCTTCTCGACTTCCTCAATGAAGAGGTCGTCCTTCTCGGTCGGGGTGAGCTTCACGATGGCCTTAACGAGGGTCACGACGAGAGTCACCTTCAGGCCAGAGGGAATTGCTTTGATTAGCGCGTTCATTTTCAAGAGTCTCCTTGATCCATTGGAAGTTGTTGCGGTTGATTGCAGAGTCCTCCTTCACCGAATAGAGGACGGTCTGTAGTTCCTCGCCACGGCGCTCCAGCACGATGATGCGGTCCGTGTTGTTGAGGATTTGCTGGACGTACTTACCGGTGAAATAGGACGTCGATACAACGGAGCAGACGATAGAAATGACAGCGGGAGCCAGAAGCTCCCACAGTCGGTCGAAGGGATTAGGCCCCCTACTGGCCGTTTCTGGTTTCATGTGTGTGTCATTCCTCTAGCAGAGCGTCAAAGCCTTGCCTTTCGCCCTCACCTCCTTACCTGTTGATTACAAAGCCCTCATGTTGATGCCTACGGGCTGTCCTACCAGTGAGCGGAGCTACGCGACTCGCCGTACTTTCAGGATGGTTTTCCAACTACCACTCCCTCCATAGGAAAGGATGTTGGTCGAGTGGTTGTATCCAAACCAAGTGGGGTTATTCCCTGTCGTGACAGCGCTGTAGTAGACACTACTCTTAGAAACAGTCCGTCCAAGCGTCCGATCCACTTCCAGCATGACCGTGGCGGTGAAGTTACCTCCATCACCAACGTGGAAGGTGATAGCGTACAGGCCATCAGGCAGGCTGATAGAAAGGGAGGTTGTGCCGGTGCTGTTTTTGTAGAGAATGTTCGCGTCACTTCCACCAACGTCAGCAGCAGTCGGCTTGTTCAAGGTGTTGTAATCACGCGCCCACGGCGTCCATGCACCAGTGCTGTATTGGGCGCGGGTCCACACACGACTGGTGTTGTAGACGTGATAACGCTGCTGGACTCCCGCACCGACAGTAACGATCAGGGAACCTGCAAGATTCTCTGGGTAATGACGGGCAGCGGAGGTGTTCGCATTGGCGTGTTGGGCGTAGACACCAGGGGTCTTGATGGTGTCCAGGTCCTCTGTGCTCAGGGTTTGCTCGGAGCCGAACTGGCGGGCGTGGCCGTGGTTCAGAGCCGCAGCCCCTACTTCAGCCGCAGTGGGCCAGCGAGTGGCGAACTCAGGGACTCCAGTCAGCTCAGACCAAGCGTGACCGTGTGCAGCAGGGGCAAACGTCGCAGGTTTGCCAGTAATGTCTGTCCAAGCGTGACCGTGTGCAGCAGGGGCAAACGTCGCAGGCTTCCCTGTAATGTCAGCCCACGCATGACTATGAGTTTCCGCAGGGTAGGTCTCAGGTTTCCCTGTCACTTCTGCGAACGTAGGCCAGCGGGATGCTTGTGCAGGGATACCGGTCAGATCACCCCAGGCGTGTTTGTGCGTCGCAGGTGCGAACGTCGATGGCTTACCGGTAATGTCGGCCCAGGCGTGGCTGTGAGTCGCAGGCGGGAACGTGGATGGCTTACCTGTGATCGACGCCCAGGTGTGGCTGTGTTCAGCCGATGGGTAGTCTGTAGGTTTGCCAGTAATGTCGCCCCATGCAGGCACCCAGTCAGCCGGTCGCGCCCCTACGTCAGCAGCGGTAGGCTTGTTTGCCGAACCGTACAGGACGTTCCACGGCGTCCAGACATTGGAAGCCCTTGTGCGAACAACCAGTTTCCCGTTGACTAGCTGGATCTGTCCCAGGAAGCCAGTACCGTCCGCACCACCAGACCGTACCGACTGGATAAGCGGAGCGAAGTTGTCGTAGAAGTTAGTAGAGCCGTCACCTCCAGCAGCATAGAAGCCGCTTGCCATACCGAAAGAGTTAGCGTCACGGAAGGTCGTACCGTAGGTCCCAAGGCCGTGACCTTCAGGTGCAGCCCCAACTTCAGCAATGGTCGGCCACCGCAGTGCAGTGTCCGGCTTGTTGGTGATCTCGTTCCATGAATGGCCGTGAGTCACCGGAGGGAAGTAGGTCGGCTTGTCAGTCACCTCGAACCAAGTAGGCCACCGCAGAGCAGCCGCAGGCTTCCCTGTGATTTCATCCCACTTGTGAGAGTGTGCTACCACGGGAAAACTCGAAGGCTTGCCGGTAACGTCGTCCCAGGTAGGCAGATTACCCTTGTGGAACACCGGATGCTTCAGCGCACCGAACACCATGTTGTTGCCCAAGAGGTGCAGCTCCACAGCGTTGTCACCCAGCTTCACCCCTTCGCTGTTCGCGTGGGCAATCCACCGGATGTTCGCAGCGACCCTCGCACGGATGAACTTACCGTCACCAAGGATCAGACCTTCCTCAGCCTCGATAGGAGTAGGCTCAGATGGAGTGATGCTTGTACCAGTTATCCGGCCAAACGAGTTGGTCTTGATGGAGTACACCAGCATGTCGCCAGCGTTCCACTCCACGCCGTTCAGCTCGCCACCGTCCATGACAGTCCACAGGGCGGACCGCATTGGCTTGGTCGGCATACCGTGGGCCACGTACCAGCCACCACGATCACCGAAGGTCTCCCCTACTTGAGCAGCAGCAGCTTCCGCACGACCAGCAGCAGCGTCGGCCCGCTTGGCAGAGCCGTCAGCAGCAGAGGCGCGTTCGTTCGCTACACCAGCGGAGATCTCGGCGGCTTGCGCATGGTTGGACGCAGCAGCAGCCTCGTTACGGGCCGTGCCAGCTGACATACCAGCAGCATTCGCAGCGTCCCGTGCGTCTGTCACGAAGTCCTGGGCCTGCTGGGAATAGACTCGCGTCTGGTCCCGCATGTTGCTCACTTCGTTACGCATGGACTCCACGAAGCGACGAGCGGCTTCCGCACGGTCAGCATCAGTGGTCGGGGAGTACCATTGGGTGCCGGTGTAGAAGTACAGCCGGTTGTCCGTGGTGTTGAAGTAGACCGCACCGTTGACCACCTCACCGCCAGGGTGCTCGGAGCGAAGCCCCAGGTAGATGCTACGGAACACGTCGTACCAATAGGCAGACTTGTCGGCCCATCCCTTGGAGGCGACCACAGCGGCTTCCGCTTTGATCCTCTCTCCTACGGTCAGGGTAAGCAGCTTCTCGGCTTCAACCTTGATCTCAGCGGTGCCATCATGGATAGCCTGGGTCAGCTCTTGAATGTCAGCCGCACGGTTCGCTTCGTCACGGGCACGGTTGGCCTCTTCCACAGCGTCATTCACTGCTACACGGGCCTGACGTAGCCATTCTTCCATCTTGGAGGTGTACGCACCGTTAAGCTCGAAGAACGTCCGACGGTTCATTGCATCGGTGTCGTCTACAGGGTCGGCCACGTTGATGATGCGGCCACGCTTGGCGTCCCAGTTACCCTGAATGTCAGCCACAACGGCAGACGCAGCGGTATCCAAGGCTTCCTGCACGATGTAGAACGCCTGGAGGGAGTCCGTGTCGAGGACTTCTTCGGTCAACTCAGCGACAGAGTTGTAGTCAACGAGTCGGCGGCCTGTCTCGGTGAAACGGCGGATAACCACGTCGCTCGCTTTGGTCAGGGGGTTTACCAGCTCAATAGTGTTTGGGGAAGTGAAGGTGAACGAGACCGCAGTCCCGTCCACAAACACACGGACGTCCTCGCGCTTCAGATAGGGGAAATCGAAGGCGAACAAGGACTGTCCAGTAGCTCCCCGAAGTTTGACAATGGAGTAATAGCTCATTTGTCTCCTTAGAAAAGAATGAGGTCAACGGAGGTCGGGAAGCCCACCACGTCCACGTTACCGGTGAACTTGATGCGCTTAACGCCGGTCGTCGGGCCTACGTTCACGTTCGCGTTGCGTGAGAACTGGTGTGTCTCAGAGGCCACGATAGTGACGTAGCCGAAGCCGGTTGCTTTCCCGTAGTAGCTTCGCGGCGAAGACGCCAGGAGGATTTCTTGGCCGTTGGCAGCGCGGAAATGGCAGTTGATGGTGCGGGTCTCAGGACCCAGCGTAGCCGTACTCGGCGATGATCCACCGCCAAGCGAAACGCCCTTACTGATTGAACCAGTGAGCGCCACGTTGAAGGACACACCGGTATAACGGGCGTCGAACTCGAAGTAGAACTCGTTGCCGTTCCGATGGAGAGGTACGGTAGCCACCGTGGACTTTGACGGGACACCGATACGGAACACCTCGATACCGTTCATGATCTTCAGCTCGTTCTGCTCGATCAGCTCAACGGTCTTCCAGGTCCCGCTTTCGTAGTTCTTGGTGATGGAGAACCCACCGCCAGGGTTGTAGCAAGTCACGACGTCGTAAGTCTTCGGACCACCGATCACGCTGTTCACCCAGTTGCTATTCCATTGGGCTTCTGCCGTCCATGAGACAGTGAAGTACCACCCTCGGGTCCCTCGTTCACCTGCTGGTCCTTGTGGGCCTTGGGCACCTGGAGCGCCTTGAGGACCTGGAACGCCAGGAGCACCTTGGGGACCTACAGGGCCTACCAGACCTTGCGGACCTTGTGGGCCAGGGCGTCCGTCCGGACCTTGTGGGCCTTCAGGACCCATCGGGCCACGGATGCCTTCAGGGCCTCGGGGACCAGTCGCACCGGTATCCCCTGTTGCACCTTTCGGACCAGGAGGACCTTCAGGGCCTTGGTTGCCGGTAGGGCCACGTTCACCCTGGGGTCCTTGGGGTCCCATAGGACCGGTCGGGCCGATAGAGCCTTGAGGGCCTTTGGCACCTGTCGCGCCTTTCTCCCCCTGGGGACCTTGCGGGCCTCGGGGGCCAACGTCACCAGTGGGACCTTGAGGACCCATCGCGCCAGTAGGACCTCGCGGGCCTTCGGGGCCTTGGGGACCCATTGGACCAGTCGGGCCGATAGCGCCTTGTGGACCGGTCGCGCCTTGGGGTCCTCGCTCACCGACAGGGCCTTGGTCGCCTTTACCCCATTCGATAGGGTTGGACCATTTACCAGTGGTCCGCATGATGAAGAGACACGGCTGGGTGTGGCCGTCTACGGTCAGCACCAGTACGGATGTGCCAGCAGGACTGCTGTTGTACTGGGTCAGACCCGACTCATCGTCAACGATGTGATCAGGGTTGAAGTTGTTCCCAGGCTCACCAGCTTTACCCTCGGGGCCTTGTGGACCTTCAGGGCCTTGTGGACCAGCAGGACCCATAGGACCTTCTGGACCGATAGAGCCTCGGGGACCAGTCGGACCGACAGGACCTTCAGGGCCTTGGGGACCAGTCTCACCGGTTGCACCACGGGGACCGATAGGACCTTGTGGGCCTTCCGGACCTGTAGCGCCTTGTGGGCCTTGTGGACCAGCCGGACCGATAGGACCTTCTGGACCCATAGGACCTTGGGCACCTTCTGGACCTTGGATACCAGGAACACCTTGAATACCTTGAGGGCCACGGGGACCGGTCGGACCGACAGGACCTTGAGGACCTTCAGCACCGATAGGACCTTGTGGGCCTTCAGGACCCACCAGACCTTGAGGGCCAGGGATGCCTTCAGGGCCTTGCGTCCCTTGGGGACCGCGCGGACCAATAGGACCTTGGGGACCCATCGGGCCTACAATCATGTTCCCTTCCATGTACTCAGCGATGGTGTTGTCCACGTACCGCTTGTTCGCGGCGTCGCCAGGGAGGACAGGATCAGGGACGTTACGAATCCAGATGTTGCCAGCGTCAATGTTGCCTTCGGAGTCAGTACCCAGCAGGGCGCTGGATTCGTCGTAGGCTTCTTGGACGCCATAGAATGCTTGCAGAGAGTCGATGTCGAGGTCGGCCTCGGTGAGTTCGGCCACGTTCCGGAAGTCCACCAAACGCTCGCCCAGCGGGGTGCTACGGCGCAGGTAGAGGGCGTCCCCTGTGTTCACCGGAGTCTTCAGCTCGATGACACTGGGGGACGTCCATGAGAAAGCATCAGACGTCAAGAGGACGCCATTGAGGGCGACGTTGACGTGTGCTTTGTCGATGTATGGGAACGGAACAGAGAACTCACGCTGGCCTGCCGACAGGTCCCGATACAGGACCCGTGCGAAGTAAGCCATTGTTAATCCTCAGTGAGAGTGTTTGCAATGAACGGTACGGCGTACCAGTTTTGGAGAGGGATAATTGCCTTGGCACGACGTTGCATGTCGTCGTAGTCAGGGTCGTCTTTAAATGGCGCTGTGACTAAACCTCCTGCTGTGCGCGTCATGTTCTCAAGGAGCTGAATGGACGGAGACTGGAAGATGGTCTGGGGGCCGGACTGGTGGCGACCACGGAGGTCCACACCGAACAGCATGGAGGACAGCAAGGCCGTGGCCTCAGCGAATGGACCGCCTGCTGGGGTGTACGACATAGTACCAACGAATGCCTGGGCGAGATCCCCATCGTCGTGAGTCATGGCGTAGCGCAGGTTCCACTTCTTCATGTACTCCTTGCGTTCCTTCTCCGACATACCGGCAGACTTCACCGCAGTGCGCATTTCGTTCACCGCAATGGCACCTGCCAGACCAGCCACAAGGTTCGACGCTGTGATGGCGTCTACCTGGGACAGGCCACGGATAAGTGACTTGTTGTAGGTCGCATAGACGATCTTCCGGAACTGGAGGAACATGGAACCGATAGGCCCATCTACCACGGCGTTTGACTCACCGGAGAACATGCGGGTCACGTTCTCGGAGATAACCTTGTGGCCCCCTGACGTGAACTCTTCGATGGTCCCGTAGTCGATCCGTCCGTCGGCTGTCCGCCAGTTGTCCAGGTCAAAGCCGTGCTGCTTGATGTAGGAGCTGATCTTCTCGGACACCTCGGGTTTCCATCCCATTTCGGAGAGACGGAAGCCCTTGGCCCCACGCTTCCCTTGGACGACCTGACGCTCAATCTGGCGAGCCCAGCCAATGAGGGCAGCCTGTCGGGTCATTTGGTCCATCAGGGAGAGTCCAGAGAACTTCAGAGCGGCTTGAGCTGATTGAGAAGCTAGGGCTCCTGCTGTGCTCAGGGTATTTGATCCGAAGTCTTCCAGATGCGAGAAGGCGCCCATCAGACGAGAGTTGCCGTAATAGAGGCCGTACTCCTTGAAGGCGTCCAGCAGCTTCTTGTCGGAGGTCTCCCGCAGCGCAGGCACCATGTTGATGATGGTCCGGAAGCCGGTACGGTTGATCACCCGTGCGAGTTCTGACAGGCCAGCGATAGCAGCACCACCAAGACCTACACCGGTCGCGTGGCGGCCAAGCATTGCCATGATGGTCGCAGCCTTCGCCTGGGCTCCTGTGATCTCTTCCACGGCACCGACGCCCTGTATCCTACGGATGCCCTCTTGGAGGCGAGTGATGGCGTCAGCGGCCTTCTGACCGTCCTTCGCAAACTTCGCTTCCTGCTGGGCCTTGGCGATGAAGTTGTCGATGTCTTCGAGACTCTTCAGGCCATTCTTCGCCAGAGCAGCGTTGCCCATGCCACGGCGGACATAGCGGTGCGTCAGCTCGAAAGCGTCGGTGATCATCAGGTCTGACATACGCAGCTCGTCGCCCCACTTGTTGACCTTCCCGTGACCGATAGCCACAGAGAGGTCCATCGGGATACGACGGCGCAGCATGGTGTCCTTGTCGGACTCACTGCCCATTCGCTTTGCTCGGTCCCCAGGTGCCCACTTGGGATTCCCGAAGGCTTCCTGTGTGAGCTTGAGGGCCTGTTTGTCGTCCTTCAGGAACTCCTTGGCTTCCTTGTAGAAGGTGTTCGGGCTGGACAGGATCCCCTCAAGGGCCATCTTGTCGGAGCCAATGGCAAGGACCCTGTGCTGGACGATCAGGGCGAGACGACGGGCCAGAGCCGGAGTGATCTCAGCGCCTTCCTTCACAGCCCCTTTGACGATGGATTCCGTCATTGCCTTGGTCAGGGCTTCCTCCCCCACCTTCACGTCACCGAACGAGTGGATAACGTCGCGGTAGGCTTGGTCGTCGTGGAGACGGCGCATGTGACCGGCTACGTGTTCCAGCTCTTGGGTGCCTTCCACGCCAAAGCGTTTCATCTGGTTGAACGTGGTCTCGGTCGCCTCGTCCATCGCTTGGGCCATTTCCCGCAGGCCGACCGGAAGGTCTTCGATACGGCCACCTGCTGATAGGTGGCGGTGAATGTCGTAGGCCATCTTGTCGTTGACCGGCTTGGACAGGGTACGGTCCCACCAGGAGATCCCGTTCTTCTGTGCCCAGGCTTTACCTTCAGGCGATGCCAGGAACGCCTCGCGTCCGGCAGCCAGCTTCTCGCCAAGGAGCCCTTCCACGCTGTAGGTCCACTTGTCGGCCTCAACGTCAGCGGTGATCGACTGGATGTTCTCCTTGGTGTCGGTCCGCAGGTAGGTCGGGTCTTGGAACAGCTTGCGCCCCATTTCATTCACAGACTCCAGCTCTGTGTTGGTCGTCTGGGAGAAACGGCTTGGCAGCTCGGCCTTCATGGCCACAGAGTCGAGCTTCTGGTAGGCGGTGTCCTTCAGGTATTCGTCGGCAGCCTTGCGAACAGCGTCAACCTCACCGTGGGCCTTGGTGATCTCCCTGATAGGGTTCGCACCAGAGTCCAGGGCAGCAAGGCCAGCCTCACGTAGCTCAGTGGCAGCCTTGATGTTTCGCAGCGCCATCGGCCCACCGACCAGCCCAGTGAACACCAGACCGGTGAAGATAGCGTCTTCCGCCTCTTCCCAGTCGGCTCGGCCTTGGGCCATCTGGGGACCCATCATGCCAGCGTCGAACGCAACGGAACCAACGGTCCCCTTAACGGCAGCATCAGCAATGGCAACCTGCTTTGCAGACGCACCGGCCTTTGCCAGCTTGTCCATCGCAGAGGCCAGCTTGCGGGAGTTGTTCAGTGTCTTCAGGGCTGTGACACTGGCACCGGCACCGGTCAGCAGCGTCCAGTCAGCCATGTGCCCCAGGACCATTCCTGCCATCGGTTTCCAGCCGCCTTCAGCCGCAGAGCGGGTCAGGTAGTCAGCCTTTTGGAAATTGCGGAGGTTACGCATAGCGTCCTCGCGGTTGGTGTATCCTCCATTCTTGAAGATGCGGGCGCTGGTCTCGGAAAGGCCCTCAGCGAGCTTGTCCTTCTCAGCGTCAAAGTCGAAGTCAGCGTCCTTCTTGAAACTGTCGTATTCAATGGACGTCTGCCAGTTGTGCTTTGCGAACGCGGTGGCAACCTCAATGGCCCCACCGTCCCGCATGTAAGGGAGCTGGATAGCCCCCTCTGTGCCTTCTACAGGCGTTGCGAGTTCTTTCAGTACGTCGAAATTCACTTGATAGTCCTCACGGGATAACCCGCGCCGACAGACCGATACATTTCACGGTGTTCGGTGCGGCGTGTGGGCTCGTCCTTACCGTAGGTCACGTCCTTCTGCTTGAACTCACTGGCCGTCCGCTTGAACTGATCGGTGGTCACTGGGACCATCAGCGCAGGCCGGTCGATGTGCCGGAAGATCAAGGTGCCGTCCAGGGAGGTGAACTGCTGCCAGTTGGATAGCGGCTGGTTCGTCCCGAAGTACGCACTGGAGGCGTTAGCCAGGGTCTTGTCGATGGTGGTGTTGATCACCTCCCCCATTACCCTGTCGTCAGCCTCGACACCCAGGGTCTCCACCAAGGTGTTCTTGATCTGGGAAGCACCGGTCACGGTCACACCGCCAGCGTCGAAGGTATCCGCAGTGACCTTCTCAAGGGCCTTCTCGGAGGCTCGTTCATGCGGGACCCCGTAGAGCGTCAATGCTTGCACCTCACGCCAGTATTGGTCCTGCTGACTTAGGTTCAGCCCTTCCATCGCCGCACGGTCACGCTCCCTGATCTCCTTCGTGTCCACCGGAGCGGTGTGCTTAGGAGCGGTCGTCATTACTCGGAACATGGAAGAGGTGAAGTCTTCGTCAGGACTACGGGTCAGCTCGGCAGCCTCAAGCATCTGGCGCTGTTTCTCGGTCACACCGATCCCTTCAAGACCATCCCAGCCACCACGGGCATTCTTGTAGCCCTGAAGGGTGTTCATGGCGTAGATGAAGTGTGGAGCCGGAGACTTACCGTCAGGGGCCAGAGGGTTAGCCAGACCAGCCTTGAACATGGCCTTGTCGGCGTTCAGGACGGAGTGGACGGCAACCTGCTGGTGAAGCGCAGGGTTGGACATAATGAAGCCCTCAAGCTCGTCACGCTTCACCCCGCTGTTGATGTGCGGCAGGGCCATTACGTAGTCGATAGGGAACCCGCTGGCGAGCATCCCAAGGGCGGCGTTCTGTGCCTGTGCCTTCAGTGCAGCCTTGTTTGCCTTCTCAGCATCCTTGGCACGGCGGCGGGCAGCGATCTCTTCCTCCCGCTTCTTCGCCTCGATGCGGTCAGTTGCTTGACGCTTCCAGGTCTCCACGTTGTCGTGAAGGTCTGGGCTCAGGCGTTCGTCCTGATACATGCGATCAAACAAGGCGACGTGGCCTTCGGTGATGGCGACCTGTGCCAGCGAAGCGATAGCGTGTTTCTGGGCCTCCTTGGGAAGACTCATAACCATCGACCAGTGGTCCTCAGAGACGTCCCCCGTGGTACGCAGCTCATTGGAGGTGTTGTAGACGGTGGCCCGCAGCTTGGCCTTCTGGTTAGCCGCAGTCGTCATTGAGGTGGTCGTGGAGTCACGCAGGTAGTCGATCTTCTTGCGCAGCTCGGCTTGACGGCCTGGAGGGGCCTTGTCCAGCAGGGCATACATGTCTTCGATACCGGCAGCCTTGAGCGCAGCGTCAGGGTCCTTGGCGAAGTCTTCAGGATCCATCGCCTTGATGGCGTCTTCGTACTTCTCGGTAGCCATAGAGAGGTCTGCTTGAAGGACCTCCTGATCGACTTGGTGTTTGTACTTGAGGACACCCATTCCGAAGTCGGCCAGTTTCTCAAGTCCGGTCTTCTCTTGGGGACCTGGGGTTACGGACGCTTGGTATCGTTGTGCGGTTACTTGGCGGGTAGGCTCAAGGGAGCCAAACTCGCTGGAGCGGATCATTGAGCCTCCTTAGCGATAGAACTGGAGGGCACCTTCCGTACCAGCCAGCACAAGGTCGAGCAGGTTGGTCCCTTTCGGTGCCTGTGCGTTAGCCGATGCGGCGCTATTCACCACACCCAGTTTGTTGAGTTCTTGTTGGTAGAGCTGGTTCGCTAGGTTCGTTTGGATTTCTTGGTCCATTCGTGACGAAGCGAGATCCAGCACAGCAGCAGTGCGGTCCACAGACCCACCCATAGCGCCCCCAGTGGCAGCATTTCGAGCTTCATTGGATGCCTCCTGTTGTGCGTGTTTGATGGACAGTCCACGGCGAGCCTGGGCGGCCTGCTGGGACATCTGGGAGGATTGGGTATTGATGACCTTTTGGTCGGCAGCAGCTTGAAGGTTGTTGGCGATCTGGAGCTTCTTTGCGTACTTCTTATTGGCCCGTCCTTGGGCCAGACCTTTGGCTACTGACATTGCGGCTCCTGCCGCCATCATCCACATAGTCAGCCCTCCTTGATCATGCAGTGGTAGGGCTCGTTATGGGATCCGTAGGACGGGACAGTAGCGTGGATGGAGAAGCCCAGGAGCTTCAGCCAAGCGATTGACCGCTCGTTACCGGAGTAGACGTAGTTCCACAGCAGACGGTGCTGGGCAGCCCATGCGTCGATGATGGCGATGGCCTGCTTGGTGGCAGTCTTGGGGAACTCAGCGATACGGTCGTTCGACACCATCCAGACCACAGCGCCAGTCGAGCGTTTCTGGCAGCCGAACATGCCGACGATCTCCCCGTCGTAGGTGAAGGAGAACGCCTCGTCGGACGCAGCGATTGTCTCGGTCAGCGCAGTAGTGACAGGGATGTTGGTGGTGGCCCGCAGCTCCAGAAGGTCAAACTCCTTCAGCTCAGGGGCCAGGGTAATAATGTCGTGTTCAGTGATTGGACGAATTTCTACCATTGGAGAGTCCTTGTGTTGTAGAAGCCATCCCATTCAGCCGACAGGAAGCGGGCGTCGTGGGGACCGTTGTTCTCGATGGTCAGGGTCACGTCGGTATTGCGTGAAAGCACAGGGACAGTGAACTGCCCACTCTCGACGGGGACCTTGCCAAGGAGGTTGTTCATTGAGCCGATCACACGGCCACGGAAGGACCGGACAGAAGACCTCCCCTCACCTCGCCGGTTAACGATGACGTTGAACTCGGTGGTGTCGCGGTAGAGGAACTTGATGCGCCGGATCTGGAGACGTCCGTTCGTCACAGCCTGCTGGAGCGATTGGTTCCAGAAGTAGAGCGTTGATAGGACGTGGCGTTGCATGTAGGTGAAGCCGGAGAACCAGACACCTTGACGGCGAATGGCGATCTCTCCTTCCCGCAGGTTGGTCGGCTTCTCTGCACCGTGGCGTTTGCGGGAGTCGAGCTTCAGGGGAATACCCAGGGCTTCAGCCTCAGCGTCTACGTCCAGGTGATGGGTCAGACGCTCCACGCTCCCCTCGCTAAAGCTGACAAGGGTGTGGAGGTTGCCCTCACGGAACTCGGCGTTCAGGACGTTCCCAGCGAACTCCCAGCGAGTCCACGCAGACTGGACCCGTGCTTCAGCAGAGTCGATAAACTGGTACACGTAGACGGTCTTGGTGGTGCCTACTGGTTTCAGCAGCAGGACCCCTTGCGGAGTACCGACCAGAATGTCCATGCGTCCCTTCAGGTACGTCGGACAGTGCTGGCTGATTTCGTAGGCATAGCGCCCACCTGCTGAATCCCTCACGCTGTACTGCTGGCAGGCCGCATAGCCTTGACGGGCGTCGATGAAGTAGATGGAGTCACCCACCAATGCAGGGGAAGATCCAGGATCCATCGTGTAGGCCGTCTTCGGCTTGGAGTAGACGGAGGTCGGGGACATAACACCCGTGTCAGAGCCAATGTCTACTTGGTGCGTGTCACCCAGTACCAGGACGTCGTGCTCGGTCGGGATCACATGGAAGCCGTTGACCATCTGGCCCTTCTGTCCGGTGATCAGCAGGTTGATCGGGTCTGTGTCCACCTCAGCCAGCATTGACGCAGGGAAGAGGTCGAAGAAGCTGTTGGTCCGGCTCATGGAGAGGTACGGGCCGCCAAGCATGACCAGCCGTGACTGGTAGAGACCCACAGAGGCCAGAGTCTTGATTGACATCCCCTCTTCGGAGACGTCAGAGACAATCTCAGGGAACCCAATAGATTCCATGTCACCGGTCTTACGGGGAGCCCAGTCAGCCACAGAGAAGGTTAGGATGGTGTTACCTTCCAAGTCTGTCGAAGGTGCCAGTAGGTGAGGTAGCGTGTCTCCCCACACCTTGTAGCGTTCCAGCGGCTTCGGGGTCTCCATCCACATACCAGCGTCGTCACTGTCCTCCCCTTGGTAGCGGAGGTAGTAGGCAGAGTCGCTGTTCTTGGCGGACACCCTGACGGTGTAGCCGTCCACGCATTGGTGCGGGAGGTCGTCTTCAGTCGTCACCGATGTGTCGAACGCACGGATAGCGTTGTTGTTCACGTCGTCTGTCGCCCAGACCTTCACCTTGGAACTGTAGTCCTTCGCGTAGATGGCGAAGCCGGTAGCGCCTACACGGGAGCAGGTCACACCAGCGGCAGCCTCAATGGCATGAAGCAGCTTGTCACGGATGAACTCCATGGCGATCTGATTGCGGTGTGCAGTGTCTGATCCGTCAGGAGTCGTATGCTTCACCGTGGACAGCTTGTCGTTGATCTTCACGTTGACCGTGTAGGAGGTCCCATAGTCACCCTGCTTGACGTGGACGAAGCCCACCACGACACCACTGAAGGAGCCGGTCGGCTTGACCACCGCTTGCGTTGCGAATGAGCAGCCTCCCTCTGTACCGTCAGCATAAGCAACGGACGTCTCATGGTTCCCCTTCCCGTACACCACAGACCCTGCCTGTTTCCAGACGAAGGACGGGTACTTGGAGGCGAACACACGGATGGCCTGACGGGCCACCTCAACGGGAGAGGTTGTGCCAGGGAGAGTGACACCCTGCCCGCTCACGGAGAACTGGTACTTCTTACCGCCTTCCGGATAAGCGAACGTGACCATGAAGTCTGTCCGGCCATCTGTGTGAGGCAGCGGGAAAGTCTTATCGTCGATTATCACGTCAGGACGAGGCAGGACCGGAGCGGCCTTGTTCAAGACGAACGCAGCGGTGCCATAGGGAAGCACGGTGTACTTCCTGCCTTGGACAGCGGCACTGTGCAGGCGGAGGTATTTGGTATCCCCCACGACGTTCACAGGGGTGCCGTCCTCCTTGAAGGCAATCATCTTGCCGTTGGTATCGAACGCCACGACGAACCGTCCGAAGTCCATCCCGTAGTCAAGGAACTCCCACTGTGACCCCTTGTTGACGAACCCAGCAGGGACCTTGTACTCGGCCTGAAAGACACCACCAGGGCGCTTGCTCATGCCGTTAACGAATGAGTTCCAGCAGTTGAGCTGGTCCTCTGCCTGGGACGGACGCCGGAGTTCTGGAGCCTGCTGGGAGACACCCTGGGTTAGGCTCGGGATCTTCTCGGAAATCAGACGCCCCATGAGAACCCTCCCCCGATAAAGCCGACACCTGTCTCACCCCAGCCGAAGCCCCGTTGGAGCGACGACTTGATGGACGGGCTGTCGAACAGGTTGGTGTTCACCGCCTCGATCTCGTCAGCACGGAGGGCCGCCCACGCAGCCTGCTCGTCTGCCAGCAGGTGCGGAGCGAGCGACTGGGACGACACGGTGCGCTGCTGGAAGACTCGGGCAGCCTTCAGGGTGATGAACCGACGGGCCACCTCGGGCATGTCGTTGAAGTGGAGACCCAGCACAAGGTCCACCTTCACCTGACACCCCAGCCGGAAGGTGTGACGCTTGGAGTCGTACAGCTTCCCAGAGCGCAGCATCAGGTCCTTGCGACCACTGTCCAGACGCAGGGTGTTTTCAGGGACCAGGACCTCACCTTTATCGTCAGGGGACAGGGTGAAGCCTTGCTCGCGGTTGAAGTACCAGCCGATGGATTGGGTTTCACGGGAGACGGAACGGAGGATCTGGAGGGCCATGTTGGCGTCGTCCATTCCGGATTCGAGGCTGTTTACCGGAGCCTCACCGATTGAGGACAGGATTTCGTTCACTGCCTCAAGCTCAGTTGTTGGTGTCAGTAGGTACACGTTGACCCCTTAAAAAAAAGGACCACACAGCCGAAGCCGTGCAGTCCTCAATGTTGGTTGTTGGAGAATGCCTGTTTCCTGTGACCACTCCAGCGAATGGACAGGGGAAACAGAGAGGGTCCCGTAGGACCCCCTATGTGATTACTTAGACTTGGTGTTAAGCAGCTACGCAGGGTCCGCTTCCAGAATTGCGATGGCGCAGGCCGGACGCAGAATGTTGTGGCCGACGAACATCTTAGCCAGCACGGTGTTACCCAGACGCAGCGGTTCCGGCACCCAGCGCAGGGAAATGTCACGGACCTTCACGGTAGCCGCGCAGTCCTTGGTGAAGATCAGACCGGTCAGCTTGGAGAAGTTGCCACGGTACGCAGCGGTACGACCAGATCCGCCTTCAGCGACAGACAGCGGTTCCGGAGTGCCCTTCAGACCAGCGCTTTCGTCCTGATCCGGCAGGTGGTTGGATTCCCAGATGGAGATACCACCGATGCGCAGACCGGTGTTGCCCTGGGAGCCGCCACCGTCAGTGGTAGTCTGACCACGGAAGTTAGCGTCTAGCCATGCCATGTTCGCCAGAGAACCAGCAGCGTTGGTCAGCGCCTCGTAGTCTTCCGGACGCAGCACACACACCGGAACACCTGGAACGTTCTTCTTACGGAACTCGGTGCGGGCACGGTAGATGGCGTCAACGATCTGCTGACCACGGGTCAGGGTCTGGCCTTCAACTTCAGTGCGGAGCTTCATGTTCTCGGTGAACACTTCATCTTCCAGCACGTTGTCAGCGCCGAACTGGGCCTTGGCCTTGTCCAGGGTGTCGATGAACGCAGCCTTCGCAACGATGCGGAAGACGTTCTTGTCGATCATGGTGGCAAGGTCGTAAGCAACCTCACGGGCGTAGTGGGAGCGGACCTCGAAGTGGTTCAGGTCTTCGTCCTGCTCGGAGATAAACACAGCGGCTACCGCTACGTCGTCCACAGTGACGGTGCGGGAGGTGTGCTTGATGTTGCCCGCTTGGATCAGCTCACCAGGCTTGTGGTACTTGGCGTTCTTGCTCATGCCTACCATCGGGAACTCGGCGGCCTTACCCTTGGAAATGGTGCGGACGCGGGTCATACCCAGGGCCATGTTCTGGGAGCGGAACATAGTCAGCACTTCGCCAGCGAACAGCTTCATGAAGAGAGCGCGGGCGTCACCCTTGCCGTTGTTCTGACCAGGATGGGTTACTTCTTGGAATTTCGGAAAATCGCCGTAAATGGACATTAAAGGTGGTTCCTTCTATTGGTATCAAAAAAGAGTTGAAATCAGTTGTGAGTCCTTATGGGCGAACTCAGCCCCTCCCCTTGCTGAGAGTTGAGGTGGAGTGGAGGGCTATCTCAGGCTTTGGTCAGGGTTAATTGAAGTCCCAGCCAAAGTCAGGGGAATTGGCGATCTTGGCGGCCACTTTTGCACGGTACGCAGCGCCACGGCTGGAGTCCTCGTAGTAGAGCGGGTTCTCCATCGCAGCGAACGCTTCGTCTTGAGTCGCAAAGACCTCCTTGCTCGTGGCGCGGGATGCACCAGACAGGGAGCGACCTTCTTGGATACCGCCAGTCGGCGCAGCGTCGAGGCTGACACCAGCCATAGCGGCCATAGCCTTCAGGCCATTCACAGCGAACAGCACTTGGTCTTTGGTGCCGTTCTCCATAACTTGGTCGTACAGGGCCACTTGCTCATTCGGCAGGTTGGCACCAGCCCACTCGATCATGGACTTGTACTGGGCCTCACCTCCTACCGCAGCGTAGACAGCCTGTTCGATCAAGGCAGCTTCGGCAGCCAGGGCACGTTCCTGCCACTCGTTGAGCTGTTCACCATCTTCCTCGCCGTCCTTCTCCTTGCCGTCAGCGTCAGTCTCAGATGCTTCTTCCTCTTCAACCTGCTGTTCGGCATGAGCCTCTTCTTCCTGTTGTTGTTCCTTTGCGTGGAGTTCTGCCAGAGCGGCGTCCAGCTCGGACTGCTCGACAGCACCTTCGGCTTCAGCCAGAGCGGCCATAGCGTCCATGTGCTCTTGGGAACCAGTATTGGCGTCCACGATGTTTGCGGCGTGGTCAACGTTAGAGGTTTCGTTAGCTTTGACGGTCATTCAGATTGTGTCCTCGTTTCTTGATCTTGAGTTTGCGTTTACCGGCAGGCTTCTCTTGCTCGGTGCCGGTCGTATCTTTGGGAATGGATTTGAGTTCTTCTTCCAGGGCGGCCACGCCGGACTTCCCTACGTCACCACCAGTACGAACAGCCGCCTGGGCGATCCCTAGACGGCTCACGTTGATAGGTGCAGAGGCAGTCTCAGCTCGGACGACCTTGAGCGAAGAACGCAGGCCCTTGTCTTTCGGGAGCTTCTTCACGTTTTCTGTCCTTGCTGTTGCGACATCTTCAGAGCTTCAGGACCCAGCTTCTCCAGCAGAGCAGCGGCTTGTGCCTGTTGGTTCTCGGCCTGGAGTTGTTCTTGGGTCTTGATCAGGCCCTTCTCTTCGACACCCAGGGCAGCCAGCACCCGCTTCCACATTTCGCCCATGTCGATTGCACCAAGCGCCGGAGCACCCATCGGGGCCATAGCGTTCATCGCAGTGACAAGGCGTTGGAGGTCCTGACCACGGCCAAGCGCGTCAGTACCGGTGATGATGGCGGGACGGAAGGTCCCTTCGGGGAACTGGGGGATAGCACCTTCGGCTTCGAGACGACCAATGGTCACGCCGACCAGCGGGGCCTGGAACTCGACACTCAGCAGCGAGTAGACACCGCCAAGAACCTGCTCCAGCTCACCTGCCAGAGTGCGGATCTCTTCGGCTGTCACACGGTCGCCCTTGCGCTGGATGGAGGCCGTCATCAGGAACGCCTGGGCGATGCCTGTGCGGATCTCGTCAGCTTCAGCCTTGGCGACTGCAAGGTCAGCGTGTTTGTCGAGCTGGACGCAGTGAATGTCGTCGGGATTACCAGGGACGAATCCACCGTTCTCTGCTTCGTTCAGGGCCTTGACGTTGGTCACACCATTGGGGCGCACCAGGAACACGATACGGGCAGCGGCCTTCGCTCCTTGGTTCATGGACTTCGCCAGAGACTCAAGGCTTTGGAGGTCGCCAACGTGTTCCTCGACGTAGGACCGACCGTAGTCCTCACCGGCTACCTGGATCATTCGCAGCGGGAGCCACGGACAGCGGCCCTCGGCGTAGGTGGACTTGGAGCCAGGGACAAGGACTTCCTCGACATACTGCTCGGATTCCCAGCCGTCTTCAGTGCGACGGACCCATGTGTAGAGCTTCACGGTCTTCTGACGGGCAGACTCAGCGTCCAGCGAGTTGCGGATCTCTTCTTCCAGGTCGCTGGTCTGGTAGTCCTCTTCGACGATGATGTCGAGCGGGATCCCCATCGGGTCACGGCGGACGACATAGCGGTCCAGACGGAAGATGCGCACACGTTCCTTCCCAAGGTGGAACAGGACGTTACCGGCCACGATCAACTGCTTGATGCCTTCGTAGGCACTGGGCCGGATGGTTCGCGCTTCCAGAGCGTCCACGATCATACGTTCGAGCTTTGACAGCCCCTCTTCCACTTTCCCCTGGGTAGCGCCGCTCAGGTTCGCCAACTCGGTCGGATCGACCTTCAGCCGGAAGAACGGTGTTTCAGGCGGGAAGAGAGCCATGAAGATTTTCGATGCAAGGCTCTTAACAGCACGGGCACCGACCCCTTGGTAAGGAGCGACGAAGTGTTCGCCTTTTGTTCCTTCAAGAGGGAATAGAGAGGGGATTGTCAGAGCAGCACAGAGCTGGGCTCGGGTAACGTATGAGGAACGTTCAGAAGACAGCGCGGTATAAAGAGCTTTCGCGCTAGTTGTCACTTATAGACCACCTCCTGTATTCAGGCCGGAACCTTGACCGGAGATAGTCAATCCAGGCTGTCGTCGGTGGAAAATCGCTTGGCCTTGCTTGGCCTTCTTCTTGGTGTTCTTGTCAGATGCGCCTGTTTGGACTTCAGCCTCCTTCGCTGGAGCTGGAGCTGGAGCGGCGGGCTTCGGTGGATCAGGGACGTCATTCGCCCAGCACATAATGTTCCTCCCATTGGTTGACTAGGTGTTCAGCCTTCTCAAGCATTTCGAGCTGTCCGGCCTTGGCGTAAAGCTGTGTCGGCTTATCGGACACCCTCGGACGCAAGTCGAAGGCGGCTTGGAGTGCCTTTAGGAGGTCCCTTGCCGTACTACCGTGAGTAGGGACTGTTTGATTCATAGGGTTTTCTCCCTCCAGGCTTTGGTCAGGGTTTTGCCTCTTCGGCTTCTTCCTCTTCCGGTTTGTGCTTGGAGGCCAAGAAGTCCTGGGTGTCCTTCTGCACCTTGTCAGCGAACAGGCCGATCATGTGAACCAGCTCGTCGGTGGACAGTCCCTCTTTCACTGGGTTCACGGAGAACACCTGACCAAGCACTTCACCGACCCGTGCCCATTCCTCGAAGATCGGCTTGGCCTGGAAGAACTCGGAACGAGGGAAGCCTTTCTCCCGCAGGTTACGCAGACACATGCCCTGGGGCTGCTCGACGTACAGGTGGAACAGCGGGGCGCTGTCGTCGTTCACAATGGCGTGAAGGATCTCGTCTACGTCGCCGTGCCAGATGCCGGAGTGGACCATCAGGGCCTCGCGCATCTTGGTGCAGTGGACAAACTCGAAGCGGTCAGTCGCTTTCTCCAGAGTCTCGCGCAGCTCGCGGGTGTTAACGCCAGGGAGTCCGATGATGGAAATGATTGGTTTCATAGTCGAATAAGCTCTTGGTTATCGCTGCCGCGCCAGGGCTTCAGCGTTGGTTTGGTTTGGTCGTAGCGACCGTCGATCAGGACGTCCACGTAGCGGAGAGCTTCGAGGTCTTTGACTTCTTCGTACCGGTAGCCGGTCCACAGCCAAATGTCCTTGTCGGGGTGCGCTTCTTTGATTCGTTTCAGGAGAGCCGCTACGGGCTCACGGTTTGGGGGAAAGAGAGGGTCCCCACCGGACAGTGAGAACCCTGTGTGGTCTTTCAGGTCCTTGATGATTTGCTCGATCAACTCGTCACAGACGGGATGCCCGTTGCGAGCATTCCATGTGACAGGGTTATGGCAGCCCTTGCAGAAGTGGTTACAGCCGGACACATAGAGGGTGCAGCGGATACCCTCCCCGTTTGTCAGATCCCCCGTTTGGTAACGGAGGTACTTCAGCAATGCTTGACCCTCCCGATCACCTCCCGCTGCTTACCCTCGTTGAAGGGACGGGAGTTCGGAGCGCCAAGGTAGCCACAGACCCGACGGGTCACGCTCAAGGTTTGCGTGTTGGTGTTCCCGCAGCACGGGCACTTGAAGCCCTTGCGTGTCGCCATTGCCTCACCAGCGAAGTTGCACTCACCGCAGTAGTCCACCGGAGTGTTAGTCCCGAAGTACGGCAGCTTGTCGTAGGTCCAGTCCCAGACAGCCTCCAGACCCTTCAGGTTGTTCTTCATGTTCGGGAACTCCACGTAGGAGATAAAGCCTCCAGAGGCAGCAGTCGGGAACAGCCGCTCGAAGTCGATCTTCTCGAACGGAGTCACCTTCTTGAACACGTCGAGGTGGAAGCTGTTGGTGTAGTAGCCCTTGTCGGTCACGCCTGGAATGACGCCGAACTTCTCGGTGTCGATCTTGCAGAAGCGGTCGCACAGTGACTCACTCGGGGTCGAGTAGAGGCTGAAGCCGTAGCCGGTACGCTCCTTCTCCTTCTCCACGATCTCCCGCAGGAACTTGACGATCCGCATAGCCAGCTCGCGCTTCTCTGGCGAGTCGAACGGGTGCCGCTTGTCGTGAGGCAGCAGCGCGTTTACGGTCTCATGCAGGCCGATGTAGCCCAGAGAGACTGACGCACGGCCATTCTTGAAGATCTCGCTCACGTAGTCCTCGGGGTCCAGACGAACGCCACAGGCACCCTCGCAGTAGAGGATCGGGGCGACCTTGGCCTTCACGTTGTCCAGACGCTTAATCCGCAGGTGCAGGGCGTCGATGGCGACACCAGCATGGACCTTCAGGGCCTCGAAGAACTCGGCAGGACCAGCAGACTCCAGAGCGATGCGCGGCAGGTTCAGGGATACCACGCCCAGATTGTTGCGACCGGCCACTTCGTCGCTGTCCTTCATGGCACCAAGGAACGACCGGCAGCCCATCGGGGCCTTGAAGTTACCAGTCACCTCGACCACCTTGTCGTAGTTGAGGATGTCCGGATACATGCGCTTGGAGGCGCACTCCAGGGCCAGCTTCTTCACGTCGTAGTTGGGATCCCCAGGGCGCATGTTCACGCCGTCTTTGATGGTGAACACCAGCTTCGGGAACACAGCGGTCTTCTTGGTCTTACCAAGGCCGTCGATGCGGACCTGAAGGATGGCCTTCTGGATCAGCTTGGAGTACCAGGAGGTGCCCAGACCGAAGCCCAGTGTGGTGAACGGGGTCTGGCCGTTGGCGGTGTGCAGGGTGTTGATCTCGTACTCAAGAGCCTGGAAGGCGTCGTAGGTTTCCTTCTCGGTCATCTTGGTGGCGTACACAGCGGCCTTGTCACGGTCTTCCAGCCAGAAGCGGCCAGTCTCCAGGTGCTTCGCATAGGACGCCTTCACGTAGGGAGCCAGCACTTCGTCAATGCGGTCAACGGTGTTACCGCCGTAGATGTGGCTCGCTACCTGGGCGATGATCTGTGCGGTCACGGAGGTGGCCGTGGAGATAGACTTCGGGGTCTCAATCTGGGCGTTGCCCATCCGGAAGCCATTCTCCAGCATCCCCTTCACGTCGATTAACATGCAGTTAAACATCGGGAAGAACGGGGAGTAGTCCAGGTCGTGGAAGTGGATGTAGCCAGACTTGTGCGCGTTGGCGATGTACGCAGGGAGTATCTTCTGGAGCGCGTACTCCTTGGAGACCACACCGGCCAGCAGGTCCCGTTGGGTCGGGATGATGGAGCTGTCCTTGTTGGCGTTCTCGGTTAAAACGTCGGTATTACTTTGCTGAAACATGGCCTCGACGGCCTGATACATTTTGCCTTTCATCGTGAATCCTTTTTACCCAGAGCGCCTTCATGGCGACGTCTGGAGCGAGTAGCGGGAGGTGGTAGCCTGTATCACCAGTCCAGTCAGCGAACTTGTCGTCATACAGGCCGATCTTGGTTAGCTCAGGGTTTTCTTGTTGGAGATCCCTCAGCTCGTTTGCCCACTGCTGCCACTGGCTGTCGGACACGATGGGGTCGTCGTCGATGTAATACAGACGGGAGTGGACAAGCATCTGCCAGCGCCGCTGACGGATCTTCGCAGTGATTTCCTCAGCAGGTGTTTGAGACAATGCTGATCCCCTTGTCTAGCTGGACACGTTGTCCTTCATCCCAGATAAACCAGGCGTATTCACACGAATCGCTACCCCCACCGACGAACCGTGGGCGTGGCACGATGATCCCCAGCTTGTCCGGTGTGCCGAAGGACTCCCAGAAAGGGAGCCGCTTAACAGACCCAAGGAAGTTGACTCGCTGGAGGTAAATCAAGGTGCCACCGTCAGCAAGCTCGCTTCGGCTTTTCCGCAGGAACTCAGTGGTGAGAGAGAACGGGGGGTTTGTGATGATTACGTCGAACTTCCTGCCGAAGTCGTAGGTCAGGTAGTCACGACCCTCTCGAATCTCTGCCCACTCCTTCTGTGCATCAGGGAGAGCGATTGCGTTGTAGATGGCACCACAGGCACGGCAAGGCTCCAGGAACGTGTCCTCTTCGCGCAGCTTCAGCAGTGACAGGAGGGAGTTCACTGTTCCTTTTGGTGTCGGGTACAACTCATGCGGACGTGTTTCGCCCCTTGTCGAACTCACGAACATGCCTCCTTCAGAGCTTTCCAGCACTCAGGGAACAGCGGCTCGATGATCTCCCCCACCTTGGCGGCGAACATCTGGGCCTCCTTCTGGGCGTGGCCGTCGATGCGCAGGCGATACATGTGGAAGAACGCGGTGAGCGAGCCGGTCCACACCCATGTGGTCATCATCGACAGCGGCAGCACAGCACGGGCGCATTCAGGAGCAATGCGGTAGGGACCATCCGGATTAACGGCGTCCTCATAGGCGGCCACGATGGCGTCCAGCGTCTCTTCGATGGTGTAGGCGCAGTCTCCAAGCATGACCGGAGGGAACACAGTGGTCTTGGTGCCGGAGCCCTGCTTGATGCCACCTTCCGGACGGACACGGAACTCCTGCTCGAACAACCGGATGTTGTCGGCCACGTAGCGGCGTGACTCTTCGTTCCAGCTCATGCCGACTTGGTGCTTGACCAGTTGGCGGGCCAGATAGATCGGCGCAGAGCAACGGATGGTGATGGCGGTGTGGCGGAACGGACTGGAGTGCTCATGCTGGGCCAGGAAGTGGATCAGGCGAGCGTCCATGTGGTCGAACTGCTCCTTCCACTTGGCGAAGGAAACACGGGCGACATTCGCCACCCGCAGGTCATTTCCCATGTGGTCAATCAGCTCTACTTTCAGTTGGGACATTCGACGGTCTCCCAGCGGATTACGGTGATGGTCTCTTCGCGGGGCTCGACACGGCGAATGTCAGACACTTCGGTCTCGTAGCCTTCCCAGTAGGTGCCGTAGCGAGTCAGGGAGACACCCCAGAAGGTGGCGCTCGGCAGGTGCTTGAGGATCACGTAGCTGTGCTGGTACTTGTGCTCCTGCTCCCAGGTGCCCTCTTCGATGATCTCGTACTCGTCCGGCATGTCTTCGATGTGGACTTCCTTGAGGATTGCCTCGATCTCGGAGACGGTCGGTGCAGGGGTGATAGGTAACAATGGGATTTGTTCAGCGATGGTCTGTTGCATGATTAGTCTCACAAGTGGGTCTGTTTCAGCGATTGTCGCCGTGTCCGGCTATCTTGTTGCGGGTCCAGCGATCCATCAGCTTGGCGATGTTGTCGTGGGCCACGTCTTCCAGGTAAATACCAAGGGAGCGGGCAATCATGGCGACGTTCCACAGGACGTCTCCCAGCTCCTTCTTGACGGCTTCTTTGTCCACCGGATCACCGGTACGGACAGCCTTGGCGTACTTGCCAATAACCTCTCCTGCTTCCTCTCCAAGGCCCAGCACCGGATACAGGTCGTCCTTGTAGATGGCGAAGTGGGCGGCCACGCCTTGGTATTCGTTGAGGCCGGGCAGGTACAGCGGCCATTCCGGCAGGTCCAGCGTGACGTGGCTGGTGTCGATCACTCGGTTACTCACTCAGACCCTCCAGCTTGTTGCGCAGGGCCACGCACTTCATGCCGTCAGCAACGGCCTTCTCGGCTTGGGCGGTCTTCTCGTCGATCTCCCGCTCCAGGTCTTCAATCTTGTTCATGCAGCGGTCGGACTCTCGGGTCGCCTGCTTCTCAGCGATGGTCAGCAGGTAAATCGCGGCGTTGATCAGGTTGGTAATGGCGCGGTAAATCATCAGAAGGTCTCCCGTTCAGCGACGTACTTGGCGAGCATGGAGTTGTACTGTTTGGCCTTACCAATGTCCTGCAAGGTGTCGTCCTTGCCACCGGCACGGAAGCGGTACTTCAGGACGTTGCCCTTCAGGAAGCCCTTGAACTCTTCCGGAGTCAGGAGCACCCGGATAGCGTCGATGGACTCCAGGGAGTCGTCAGCGAACAGGTTGTAGTGCTTGGGGTGTTTGATGGCGGCCTCACGGGCCTCTTCAGTGGCGATGGATTGTGCCTTGGTCTCAGTCACAGTTGGTTCCTCTTGTGGCTTCTGTTTGAACTTGTGGATCATCTTGGCGTCCAGGTGCTCTTGGCAGTAGGAGTAGTCCAAGGACACCGGACGCCCTTTCACGACGCTCAGTAAGGCGTGTTCGCGTGAGTAGATGCGGAACATCATTGAGCCCGCATAGCGAGCCGGTACGTAGTAGCCGAAGACCATGACCAGATAGTTCCGCCCAACGGTCAGCTCGCGTGGGCTGGTGATCGGTTTACCTTTCTGGCCCATGAAGTGCTGGTGTCCGTCCCACATACGGTTGCGGGCCTCTTGGGCAGTCATGACTTGCTTTTTCATTTCGGGCTCCAAAGGATCGGTTGCTTGTTGCGGAAGTCGTAGTCCTCGGCGCGGAGTATGCGGGCGACGCGGGCTTGCTGTATGGCGACGTTCTCGCTCAGGCCAGCCTTGACGTAACAGGACACAACGGCGTCCCAGAGGGAGCCTTCGTTCTCCACACGACGCCAGCGGGTCTCGGTGGTGCCCTTCCTCGGGCCGGACTTGAACTCGTGCTCGTAGGACTCCCACTTCATGCCGGTGGAGAACAGCTCGTCAGCGCCGGACTGGCCGACACCAGGACAGCCTGGGTATCCGTCGGTGGCGTCGCCAATGAGGGCCTGTGTGTAGAACCACAGGTCAGCGTCCTCAATGGAGATCAGTTGTGGCTTGGTGTCCTTCGCCGGGTTGAACAGCCAGCCAGGGATGTTGCGCAGGTCCTTGTCCTCGGAAATGATGATTTTCTGGGAGTCAGGCTTGAAGTGGTCCCAGGTGGACAGGATGCCCATAACATCGTCAGCTTCGAGGCCAGGACGCTTGAACGACTCGTACTGGCTGATCAGGTATTCCTTCAGCTCACGCAGGGCCAACGGCTTGCGGACGTCCTTGCGGTTGGACTTGTACTCAGGGAACACGTCCTTGCGCCAGTTGCGGTCATCGGTGATGCACAGGACGATTTCATCCAGCTTGAGCTTGTCAGCGATGCGGTCGATGGCGTCCTCGGCGTTGGCCTTGGCGTGGTTGAAGTCGGAGTGAAGGGTCCAGAGGCCATCCCCCCAGTCGATCTCACGTTCGACGGCAGAGGCGGCCTGATAGGCGAAAATGTCCAGGTCGAAGAGACCGACTTTGGGTTGTTTCATAGGGATGTCCTCGGGGTTTACTACGGGTATGCAGGGGGGTCGCCGTCACTGGTCATGACCCAGACGACGAATAGCCAGAGGCAGACAGCCCCCAGCAAGGTGAGACCGTCCATTACTTAATGTCCTTGTTCATGCTGCACAGCCGGACAGGTGTGTTGTTGTGCATTTGGATTTCTCATGGGTTAGGGATTAGAAGCCGTTGAACAGCTCTTGGCGGACCCGCTCCATGACGTCCCGCTGGACCTCACGCTTGAGGTAGTTGTGCATGTCCGGTAGGTAACGGAAGGCGTCTATGCGTTGAGACGCAGCGAACTTCCTGCCGTTGATCTCGACGACCACCTCGTAGAGGTAGGAGGTAAGGCCGTGTGGGTCTTTCTTGGGCTGGCCGTAGACTTCAGAAATGATTCGCATGGGTACTCCTTAGAAAAAGAAAAAGGAGCCGCTAGGGCTCCCTTAGTGGGTCTCTTTCCAACTCGCGCCAATCTTGTACTCAGAGCCAAGAGGGCAGCGGAAATCGAAATACTTCTCTGTGATGGACATAGCCTGGGCGCAGATTTGGCCCATCTGTTCAGCGATGGCACGGGTCCGGCAGGCGACCTGCACTTCGTCGTGAACCCACGCACAGAAGGCGTAGTCCCCGTCCCAGCCGTGCTTGAGGCCAGCCTCGCGGGCCAGCCGGTCAACGGTCACGATCCAGTGCTTGCAGACGAGCGCACCGGCTGACTGGAGAAGGGTGTTCAGAGAAGAGTGAGGGGACCGGCAGTAGACCTTGCGGCCATCCAGTCCGATGATGTGGCCGACGTCTTTGGCCTGGGCCTTGCAGTGGTCGATCAGCTTCTTCAGGGCGGGGAGACCCTTCAGGAAGCGGGCCTTGACCTCGCCACCCTTGAGGATGTGACAGATCATCTGCTTGGTAGGCTTAATGCCTTGACGCTTCAGCCGGTTGACAACCGACTTGTGGGCTCCTTCCTGCTTCCACCGCAGGTAGTCAGCGTTGGAGTAGCCGACCAGTTGGCCGATTAGCTCGTCACCAGCGCCGTAGAGGAACGCATAGATGAATCGCTTGGCAGCGTTACGGGCGGCTTCGTGATCAGGGTTGTGGGAGTCACGGATGGTCCCCACGGGGATGAAGCCAGCGGCCTGTGCGTTCTCCCAGTGAATGTCACCGTTGAGCACGACAGCGATGTACCGGCCACCGTCGTAGGGCTCCATTGCGTGGCCCAGACAGCGCAGCTCAAGACCGGAGGCGTCAGAGCCCATAAGGACCCAGCCTTCCGGCACAGTGAACAACTCACGACACTCAGGCCCGTACTCGGCACCGCAGGATGGCACCTGGGCGATGTTCGGGTTAGCGTGGGTTGCTCGCCCAGTCACCGCACCGTTCGGGTTCACGGAGCCGTGGATCTTCCCGTTCTTGACGTGATGCAGCCACGCTTGGTCCCCGTCTGACAGTTGTCCCAGGCGTTTCTGGAGCATCAGGAAGCGCACAATCGGCTTCATGCCTGGGAGGTCCAGCTTTGACAGCACCTCGTCGTCTACTTTGGGCTGGCCGGACTCTGTGAACTCTGTCGGAACCCATCCCATACCTGTTGCCACACGGATGATGTGGAGCCTTGAGGCAGGGTTAAAGTCCACCCACTTGATCTTGGTGTAGGGTGCCCCCTCCATCGTTGAGATAGCGCGGGACCCAGGCTTTGCGTTGATAGTACGCTTCGGCGTTGTGACACCATTGGGTGCCCACCATCCACCGAACAGAGAGACCAGCTCCATGCGGGCGACCTCGCGCTGTGCGGTGAGGACCCCGTGGAGGCGGAAGGCTTTCTCTTCGTCGAACACAAAGCCGTTGCGCTCTTGCTGGGCCAGCAGCCACGCAGCGTCATGCTCAAGGTGGAGGGAACGGGTGAAGTCGAACTCGCCCATCTTCTGGACGAACTTCTCGTAGAGCTTCACCAAGACCCAGACGTCCTGTTCGCAATACTCCATCATTTCGATTGAGTACGTTGACCAGTCGTTCTGCTTGCCGAAGTCCCCCTTGTACTCCCCCAGACGCCAGCCCCAGGCTTCCAGACCGTGCAGGCCGTAGAGCTTGGGAGGCAGACACGGCTTGCCATGCGGAACACCGCCACGGGCCATGTAGGCGCGGTAGCGGTTGATCAGCGCGGCGTCGATGTCTTTGATGTTGGAGTAGATAAGGCGGGAAGCGACAAGGGTGTCGAAGAAGCGGGACTTGTCCAGGCAGACGCCTGTGATTTTCTCGATGGCCGGATGGTCGAACTTGATCCCGTTGTGGGCGATCAGGAAGGACGCAGAGCGCAGCTTCTCGACACCCTCTGCAATTTGCGTGGGGTCATAGCGCCACACCTCGCGGGTGTCTATGTCAATCGCAACAATGCAGTGGATCTTGGTGGTTTCGTCCAGCAGGCCGTTCGTCTCAATGTCGAACGCTAGACGGCTCATAGCCCTCCCTTAGTGGTGCGGCTTGTAGGCTTTCAGGTAGTCCTCGGCGGTGGCTTTACCCATGTAGGTGTTCCAATACTTCTTGGCGTAGGCGGCCAGACCCTTCAGGTCGTCGGCTTCCGGAAGCGGCTCTTTGAAGCGCAGGAAGAACACACGGGCCAGCGCAGTCTGGAACATCAGGTTCCCCACAAGGTCGTGCTTGCGGCCTCCACCCATGCCTGTCATGTAGCCCTGGACCCGTTCGTGCAGGTCCGGACGCTTCTTGATGAAGTTGTCCATGATGTCGATGGCCGTCACCGGCTCCATCTGGTAGATGCCCAGGGCTGGGCCTTTGATTTGCTTCAGGTAGGTGCCCATCTTGGATTCGTGGGCGGCGATCATTACGAGCAGGTTCTCAGCAGCTTGGGAGTGCATCCCCATGTCCTTCAGGACTGGCTGGATTACGTGCTCACGGAGTTGCTTGGAGTCAATCATGTTAGAACTCTGGTTCCTCATCGAATGGATCCCCACAGTCTTCAAGGGCGTCTTCTCGCTCGTAGAGGCGTCCAGTCGTGGCGTCGTATCCGAGCTGGATAACGAGTCCGGTTGACTGTCCTGTGAATCGGTCCTTGAGGATCCTGAAGAAGGTGGTGGTGCGGACTCGCTCGTCATCAGACTGCTGATCGCGCTCCATGCCGAAGAGGTAGTAGGACCAAAAGCCGATGGCTCGGGATCCCTTGAACTGACGGATAGTGACCCGTCCGCCCTCTTCGTGAGGCTTTCCTTCAGGAGTAGTGAGGTGTGAAATGAAGTGAATAATGAGACCGTAACGCTTACCCACAGCAGCCATGTCGGCCATGATGTGTTCGAGTTCGGCCTTTTCGTCTTTGTCGCCACCAGTAGCGAGCGCAGTGAGGTGGTCAATGTAGATCCCCTTGTACCCTTTGGAGGCCAGGAAGATGATCTTCGACTTCAGGCGGTCCCAGTTGGCGACGCCGAAGTTGTCATACAGTTGCAAATACTCCTTTGTTGAATGCCGGTAGTGACCCATCGTTTTCAGTAGGTACTCCCGTGTCCGGTGCTCGGCGGGGACGTGCAATGCTTCCCCTACCTGCTTACCGACAATCCGGCGAAGGGTTTCCTTGGGGGCCTGCTCTAGGTAGAACACAGCGGTCTTCTGCTTTAGCTCGTACACGTCGAAAGCAATCTGCTGGGTGAACCAGTCGGTCTTACCCATCCCCGTACCAGCGCCAAGGCCATAGAGTTCGCCAGGGCGGCGGCCATAAGTCGCTTTGGTCAGGGACGGGAGGAACCACGGGATCCCCATCTCGATCTCTTCGCAGGCTTCGTCGAATAACGCCTCGATGTCTACCAGACCATCTGGCCGGAACTCTTCAGCGTTCCACATGGCAGACACCAACTCGTCCACTCGTTTAGCGAGCAGCATCTCGTTGGGGTCCTTCAGGGGGAGACGCATGATCTTGACGTTGTGGTCAACCAGCAGCTCGGCAGCGATCTGCACGGCCTCTTGGCCTGGGTCGTCCATGTCAAAGCACAGGACTACTTCCTCGAAGTTTGATAGGTAGTCCAGGTTCGCAGCGATGGTCTTTTTGGCACTCTTAGCGCCAAGAGGAAGGGAGACGACAGGCCACTTGTTGCCTTGGATCTGGCTCATGGTGAGCATGTCGATCTCGCCTTCGGTGATGATGATCTTCTTGCCACCAGAGAACAGGTGCGACCCGATCAGGGTGTCGCTCAGTTTCCCGTTGACGCAGAAGTCCTTGTCCGGTGTGCGGATCTTCTGGGCAATCAGCTTGCCCTCACGGTCTCGCACGTCGCAGGCATGAGCAGGGCGACCAGACCACATGACGACTTGGTAGCCGTACTTCCGACAGGTCTCCATGCTGATCCCACGCTTGGTCAAAGCGCGGTACTCTCCACGCACCGGATCGAAGGTCGGGGACTCTCGGGCGTCAGCGTTCCCACTGGTGCCGTCCCCTCGCTCGTAGTAGCCGCAGCCGAAGCAATAGCCGTGGCCGTCGCTGTAACGAGCTAGGTTGTCTTTGCTGCCACACTCAGGGCAGGGTTCGTGTTGGATGCAATGGGACTCGTCGGACATACTCAGCCCTCGATCCCGTACTTGGCCTCTAACCCGTTGGTCAGTGACTCAAGGGCTTTCTCTTGGGCTTCTGTCAGCCCCATTGGGTTGCCGACGACCTTGATCCAGACGACCTTGTGGTCGAGGTCAGCGCACTCGTTACCGATGCAGTCGTCAGGGGTTCGTGCGGCATGGACCACACCGTCGCGGGTGATCACGTAATGGGAGGCGTGGGTCAGGCAGCCGTTGCGGCGGTCGATCATTTCCACGTCCCAGACGGACAGGTCTTTCTCTCCTGTGTTGGTGTAAACGGGAAGGACCGCCTCAGTTTTCGGTCGCTTCTTAAAGGTTGGTTGCATCAGGTTTCCCTTGTACGGCAGGAGGCGAAGGTAGATGCCCTCCCCTCGGTCTTTCAGCTCCTTGGCGCACAGCATCTTGACCGCCACGATCTTGTAGATGCGGTTGTCGTTGAATCCGTAGCGTTCTTGGAGGGTGTCTTGTAGGGGCTTGAGGATGTTGTCCAGGTCTCGCGCCTTGTTGGCGAAGTAGGCGTACACCTGCAACTCCAGCGGGCCATCAGGTATCTCCATGTCAGGGAGGACCCGCTGGGCTTTCTGCCGCCAAGTGCGGTACTCGGCGGTCAGAGTCTTATTGCGGTAATACATTTTGTTGGCGGAGACGACCCCAGGTAGGTATGTCCACGCCTTAGAAGTCAATCGGGTCTTCTTCCTCTTCCATCATGTCGTTGTCATAGAAACGCTGGGACTGGCCCATTTCGTCCGCACCATCGAAGCCTTCCTCTTCGTCACCGAAGCCGTAGTCGTCAGCGGAACGGGAAGAACCACCCTCGCGCAGCTCCAGCACTTTGACGGCCAGCGGACGCAGGGACACACCGGCTTTGTTGGAGGCAAGCCAGGTGTAGATCTCAAGGCTCAGGCGGATTTCGGAGCCGCCGCCAATCTTGACCATCGGCTTGATCGGCTTGCCCTTGGCGTCGAACTGGGGAACGGTGATCTCGATTACCTTCTTGTCCTTCTTGCGGGTGATCTGGGCTTTGCGCTTGGTCTTGAAGGTGATGGTGCCGTCGTCGTTCTCTACCCACGGCAGGTCGGTGGACAGGCGCGGCTTCTTGCCGGTGTCCTTGTGGACTTGAGCGGCGTATTCCTTCAGGTCGGACTCACACTGCTCGATCACACCGCGCCAGTAGTCGTTGTCCTCGACGGTGAAGTTGCACTTCAGGTCGCCTTCGGCGTTGAACTTGGTGTCAGGGTCCAGCAAGTACGGGTACTGGGCGGCCACTCGCGGAGTGGTGAAGGTGTTGTAGCCGTGTTTCTTGGTGAAAGTCGGGGTCATAGGTTCCTCTTGGATCAGTAGAAAAAAGAAAACCCGCCAATTTGAGCTTCACGGCGAACCGGAGAGGCTTGGCGGGTGTGTTGTGCTTTCGCTTGGGACAGGGATTACTTCTTGGCGAGTACCAGCACTTCGTTCTCAGCGCCGGTAATGGTGGACGGGCGGGTGCCTGCCACCTTGATCACCCCTTTGCGGATCATTTCGTGGACCGCAGGGCAGATCATGTTGATAGGTGTTGACTGGTTCACGACGAACTCAGCGAACTTCCGGTAGGACATAACCTTGTCAGCGTTCAGGGAAAGGTCGCGGGTCAGGATCTCTACTTGGAGTTCGTTGCGGGTCAGGCCGTGGGGATGCAGGGTCAGCATTGCGCGGATCTTGGACTGCACCAGCAGGGACTTCGGGATGTATTTGGTCTTCTTAGTCATTGGTCAGGATCTCCCAATCAGATGCGGACATGTCTTTTGCGGTTGGCAGCCACTTATCGCCGCTGGCCGTGAAGAAGCCTTTTTCTTCTTCTGGGTAGTCCTCAAAAGGGGGATGCAGCATTACGTGTGGACGCTTGGGGAAGACATTCACTCCACGCACAGAAGGGCGACGCGCTTGGTGGCCCTGCTCAACTAAGAACATTGCGCGTCCGAACGTGCAATCACGCTCCATGACGCGACCGTAAGGTACGCCGTACACGACGCAGATGTTAGTCACCGTACACCCCCATCGCTTCACGGATGCGCTTCTCACGGGCTTTCAGCTCTTCCAAAGTAGGAAGGGACTCTTTATTGGTCATAGTGTTCCTCTCGGGTTGGACTTGAAAACAAGGGGGCCTTTGAAACGACCCCCTCTCACTTGTGGTTTTATTCAGGCAAAGCTACGCCGCTCAGGACGCCACGGCGCTTCAACCATGCGTTGTGCTTGAGTTCCTCTTCCAGCATCGCTTTGAGTTCAGCGATCTTGTCGCAAGACACCATCCATTCCTCTTGGAGCTTCACAGGGTTGGCCTTGTCGTACTCCACCTGCTCAAACTCGTTGGCAGGCTGGGAAGGCTTGGTGTACTGGCAGAGGTATTCGCCGTAGCCGGTAGCGGCAAGGACGTCGAAGCGGGCGGCAGGAGCATCAGCTTCATCTTCACTCAGGGAGAAAGCAGCGTTGCCGTCCATGTCGAGGTAGTCCGGACCAAGCAACTCTTCGAGCTGTTCATTAACAAAGGAAGAGGAAGCGCGGGTGCCGAAGCGGTCTTCAGTGGATGCCATCGGGACGGTGGAGGTGGAGGTCTCTGGGGTTATGCATTTTGCGGATTCCGCATTTTGCATTAGCTCCCCACGAATCCTGGTGACGGTGGATTGTGTCATCTTGAACAGCTTCGCGATTGCGTTATCGCTCATGCCTTCCTTGTGGCTCTCCAGAATCGCAGCGTCACGGCGTTCTTTGCATTGTTGGGAGAGGCTTGGATGCGGATTGTCCTTTGCTCCCTTGTAGTCACTGTAGCCCCGACGCACAGCAGTGACAGCAGCGCCAATAGACTCAGCGATTAACTTTATGTCCGGCTCGAAGGCGTTCTTCATGTACTTACCACCTTCCAACTCCATCATTTTCTTGATGATGATGAAGTAGTCAGCCTCGGTGGTTCCTTTGCCGTGTTGGACGTTGGCCCCCATTGCCATGACGCGCACCTCTTCAATGGAGGACGCAGGGACAATCACACACTGGTCAGAAGGGATCTCCAGAATGTCCAGGCGGCGGTACGCTTCGATACGGTGGAAACCGTCAGTAAGGTAGAGGCGGCCATCCAATTCAGCGAGACGGATTTTTGTCTTGAAGGTAATCCCCCGCTCGATCAGGTCCATCATGTCTTCAACGTTGTCGTCGTTCATGTTGGCGCGGAACTGGGTGCCAGCGGAGCGGATGATAGAAGTGATTTCGATAGCGGAAGTAGTCATTAAGTCATTCTCCAATTGTCATTCGAGCCACTTGTGGGACTCTTGGGGCAAAAGAAACCCAAACCCACGGGATGCAGGTCTGGGAGAAGGTCTTAGGGATTACTCAGGGATTAACTCTTGAGGTATTGCCTTTAAGTAGAGAGATCGTCTCTAGGGTTTTCTTAAAGAAGGACTAGAAGATTGTCTTTTAGTCCTTCCGGTAGACCCCCTATGCGGAGGGATTAAGAGAAGGCATAGGGAGAGTCGAGCAGACACTCAATGTCCATGTCACCATAGACAGGGAGGTCTGGGATTTGGTCGCGGTACTCCATCGGGACGAGTGCCGTTAGCTCTTGCTTCAGCTCCTTGAAGTAGTCGCTGGAGTAGAGCTTGATCATCTGCTCACGGACGATCCGGAACAGCTTGTCGGTATTGGCCGCATGTGTCCCGAAGGAGTCGTGGATCAGGGCGAAGTGGTTGATCCCCTCGTCCATTGCCGCAGCGACGGTCATCAGGAGGTGCGTGGAGTCGAGGCTGTGAACCACGTTCGGGGCGATCCCGTTCACCTGACGGTGTGCGTCCAGCTCACGGGTCTCCACACGGTAGCGCACCTGTACCCGCTTCTTGCCGTACAGCACGGAGTCAATGGTGCGGCCATCCTGTTTGTAGTAGGACTGCACCACGGGGAAGCCCAGCGGGGTTGTCCACTTGACCGGTGCGTTTGACTTGACCACAAGACGGGCCATCTGCTGGAGCCAGTGCATGATCTGTGCGGGGATCTTCACGGTCTCGTTAACTGCCCGCCAGATCAGCCACGCCATCAGGCGAGCCGCATGGTTCAGGCTCTTGAAGTCCGGCCACGGGAAGATCTCGGAGAGCGGTACACCCATTTCCCCTGCCCGCACCCCTGCGGCGTCATACGCAGGCTTCAGGGTGTCCTCCATGACCTGCTCGCCAAAGCCGTACTCAGCGGAGCCGTAGGGGAAGGTCATGACGGAACGCTTGGTCACGTTGCGGGACAGCTTGCCGTTCTTCCACGCAGGCTCCCAGTCGAGCCATTTCTGGGCGTGTTCTAACCACTCTTCCTTCTTACAAGTGAGACCACCTGAAACGAGCGCACGGAGATCCCTCGCAACCTTGTCGGCCACGATTTGGTAGATGTCGCTCGGCTTCTCACCGGCAATGAGGTTTACGGCGTGGCCTGTGCTGGTGCAGCGGGTAGCCATCCCAAGGTGCTGTAGGCCGGAGCATGACCCATCCAAGGCAATCGGGATGCGACTCTCGAACTCGAACGGGTTCCCCTTCAGGGCTTCGTTCAGCTCAAAGCAGCAGGCCAGGAATTGGAACGGCTTGTCGGCGTCAGTCCACTCACGGTTGTTCAGGGGGTCTTCGGCACAGGCGCGGATCATGTCCATGTGCTCGTCTGCCCACTTCACACGGTCGTCGTGGCAAGCCTTGTCCTCGCCCCACACGTTCGCTGTGTGCCAGCGTAGCCACCACCACCCACGCTCACCCAACGGCAGCGCAGTGTCCAGCTCAAGCAGGGCCTTGATGTAGTCCTCGCCTTGTGGGCTCAGGCCGCCCTGTGTGACGGCGTAGACACGGCACCGGAAGTCCACCTGATAAGGCAGGTAGATCGAGTCGTAGCCCTTCAGGCGGTGTGCGGTGGCAAGATTACGGGCCAGCCCTACCCAGCGGCCTTGCAGCTCAACGTTGGCTTTGTGACGGCGAGCCTCAGTAGCTTTCCAGTCGAGGAACATGTTGACTGCTATCTGCTCTTTCTTTGGCAGGGTTGCTATCCAGTCACGACGATTCCCCATACTGGCATCCCATCGTTCCAGTATCTTTGCGGCTTCGTCAGCCTCGAAAGGGGCGTCCGTACCTTCGGCGAGCTTCAAGGGAGGCAGTACGCCTAAGCTGTTCCCTGCTTTCCGCATCTGTCCGATCAGGTCAAGGATGGGCTTACGAATGCGCCAGCCGGTCCCCTGTGCGCCTTCAAGGCCACGGTAGAATGTTGATAGGCGCTCGTCCTTCAGATGCGCTAGGTCGCGCAGGTACTTGCGAGAGTTGGTCTTTACGAGCGCCAGCGGACGCTGGACGTTGGTGAGATAGCCCGCTCCAGTGACGACCCCAGGCTGCCAGTGGACAGGAGGGACGATCATCGGCTCATAGAGCGTGGCGTTTTGAATTAGTTGGAGCTGACCACTGTTGAGCTTGCGGGCGGCCTCTGGGGTCAATGCAAGCGTCTGTACGGTCTTCTTGTTCTCCATGACGTTCTGGATCTCGAAGTATCCGGTCACGTCCATGACGAGGTGGATGAAGTGCATCCCAAGGGCCAGCTTAATGTGCTCGGGCCAGTTATCCCATTCGATTTCATTCACTCGCATTGTGAACGACAGGGTGTCGGCTCGCTTGGATTCCTCGCCCTTTTCTTTCATGCGATTCACCATGCGGGCGAACAGCTTCTTATCGTGGTTCCGCACCTCGCGCATCATCAGGATGTGCTCGGCGCGACGGCCAATGTCGAACGCGGTTTTAGTCAGGCTGACCCCTCGCGTTATGCCGTTGAAGCAGGAGCCAAGGCCGCCTGATACGAACTCGCCCAGGTCTTCTGCTAGGGCGCTGTAGATGGGCAGGAGGCGCTGTTCGTGAGACGGGCGTCCCTTCTTGGCCTCCCCTTCGGTGTGTTGGATCCAATCCCTGACCTTCTGAATCACGTCGGTGATTGACCAGTTGATCATCGCGTCGGCGGCGTTGCCGTCACCCTCGCGTCCCTTCTCGACGAGCTTCTGGGCTCGCTCGGTTGCCCTCTTCTGTGCGCGGCGATGTGCGTCTTGTTCCATCGCCCGCTGGAGCACTTCTAGCTTGAGAGAATCTAATGCGATCTTTCGGGTAATCTCGTTCGTTAGCATGTCTTCACCTTGCGTCTTTCGCGGGGTCCTGACCCGTCCTGTCACAAAATTTGTCACACTGCCCACTATCGGGTTAGACCCACAAGTGAGCCCCAACTTGGAAACAAAAGCCCATCCCTTGCGGGGACAGGCTTTCATCTTACGAAGAAGATGGAGGCACGTTCCGGAGTCGAACCGGACTAAACGGATTTGCAATCCGCTGCATAACCGCTTTGCTAACGCGCCATGCTGACAAGGCATTGCCTTGAGAGTGATGTCCATGGTTGGTGCC